ATTGCCAGCCATCAGTAGGTCACAATATCATCTGCTGTGATGTTCTCGGCGTTGTCACCGATGTCGATGAGCGTGGAAGCGTTGCCGTAATCCCTGCCAATATCTGTGGCATCGAACCCGCAGCGCCAGTAGTGCTGAAGGTTGGATGAGCTTGCATAGCTGCCAAAGTCAAAGCGATTGTCGATGCTCTGCGGTGAGCTTGAATTCTGAAGGGAAGTCACCTCTGCTTGAGTGAGGACTGAATCCCACACAGAAACCGAATGAATATCCCCAGAGAAGGAAAATGAGCCGACAGTTCTACCGCCTACTGCTACTGACCGTACAGTGGCTAATTGAGACCCTGCATTGTCTGTAGTCTTGGTGGTAGCAGCGGTTTCTACCCCATCTATATACACGACAAGATTGGTGCCATCCCATGTCGCGATCACACTTATTTTGACACCGAGGGTATGAACACTCTCCCAATCATACTGCTTGATTACTGTGGTGTCATTCTCGGTTAGAATTATGCGCAAAGGATCATTTGCTACATTCCCTATAAGATCAAATCGAATCATATCTTTGTTAGTGTTGTTGGTTCCGATTCCCATCACCGAGAACTCAAATGCAACATTTGAAGGCTCATAGTTTGCTTGAATAGACCAAGTATTAGCTATACCTATTGCTTGCTCTGTGGTGTTTCTAAGATGTTCACCTGTAGTGAAATCCAGGGCCTTCGTATCTTCAACTCCCGAGGTGTATTCCACGATATCATCTGCTGTGATGCCCGTGGCGTTGTCACCGATGTCGATGAGCGTTGATGCTTTTCCTGAATCCTTGCCTATATCTGCTGCATCCAACCCATGACGCCAGTAATGCTGAAGGTTCGCCGAACTAAAGTAGTCACCGGAGTTGAATCTGTTGTCTATATTTTCCGGGGAATCGCTGTTCTGAAGAGTAGTAATCTCTGCTTGGGTAAGCACCACATTCCACACAGAAGTTGAATGAATCAAACCTACCCAGGGCACACCACCCAGCGCTGACCCCACAGAAACTCTTCTGTCTGTTGCGGTCATTGCTGAGGAGAAATCGGAGATCAAAGTATCAGCCGCAGTTAGCACTCCGTCTATGTAGAGCAGCAAATCCGTGCCGTCCCAGGTGACAATATAGGAAACCTTTGTCCCTACGGTGTAGGTGCTGTCCCATTCATAATCTTTCAGGGAATTTCCATTAGCACGCAAAATCCGTACGCTAATCGGGTCGTTAGCTTGATCTCCTCTTAAATGAATAGCTATTTGATTACCAAACCCGGTAATCGGTTGAATACGCAACAAGTAAATATCGTTAGAATCGCTACCGGGATTGGCGTTTATCTGAATGCTCCACTCATTAGCGATACCAAGTGGGTTGTCTGAGGAGTTAAGCAACTGTTCAGTTCCATCAAAGTCCAGGGCCTTCATGTCTATTACATTGGGTATGATGATGATTTGGTGACGATGAGCCATCTTATGTCCTCGTTGTCTTGATACTGACCCGGAAGTCTATAGGTGTGGACTCGCCTGTGAAGGACAAGCTTACTGCGTCGCCTACTGCTACAGCATCAGATCCGGTGGCACTACGCTCTGTAGCATGGGAACCTGCTGTGGCTCCAACTTCTCCGATGCCGCCAACCGCAACACTGTCGATCAGTACCGAGTAGCTAATTGTTCCTGTTTCGGTTCTGGCGTGGGCTCGCACGATGTCATACGTAAATTCCGCGTACTCCTCCAGCACTACAACCTGACCGTTTATCGGTGTACCGATGAAGGCACTCATGATGCCAACCGGATCGCCTGTCGGACCAGTGTTACCAGTGGCTCCATCTGTAGCACCTGTCGGTCCGGTCTCACCCGTAGCTCCTGTTGCGCCCGTAGCTCCTGTCTCACCAGTAGAACCAGTAGAACCAGTAGAACCAGTAACTCCTGTCTCACCAGTAGAACCAGTAGAACCAGTAGCTCCTGTCTCACCCGTAGCCCCTGTTGCGCCCGTTTCGCCAGTGGCTCCAGTCTCTCCAGTGTTGCCGCTAGCACCCTGAGCATCCAGAGCGTTGCTGCCTATGGTACTCCAATTCACGGCACCGTCAGACACGTAGGATCTGGACTGGAAAGCTATGTTTAGAAGGTCGGTGCTACCAAGATTAAGGGTGTCTGCGCCCAACGGGATGATCGAGATAGCACCGTCTCCCGCATTTCCTGAGTTGTCCTTTACTGTGATCTCTAGTCCATCATTATCGGAAGCGTCTGGTAGCGTAACTGTTACAAGGCCCGAGCCTCCGATACCCTGCGGAAAATCATCAACAATGTCAGCATCAGAAATAGTTTCACCGCCGCCGGTTGTAAGGTCTCGTACAAAATTTCCGTAGTCCTTACCAATGTCAGGCTCAGAAGCGAATCCGAGTCTGTACCAATGTCTAAGGTTTGCCGAGGAAGCATAACTACCGAAGTCAGTAGCTAGATCTACCGCAGCACCACTACCAGAATTGTATAGTGCAAGCACTTCTGCCGCTGTAAGCTCCACGTTCCAGATTGCGAGCGAGTGCATTATGCCCTGACCGTCCAGCGCGCCTTGAACGTCATCAGTAAGCTTTATTTCCCTGGCGGTATCGGTCAGGGTAGGTGAGTTGTCAACAGTCTTTGTGGGGGTAACCTCCAAACCATCTTGGTATATCGTCAAAACTTGTCCAGGCCCATCCCAGGTAACAGACAAGTGAATCCAAGTACCTACAACAGGGGCAGCAGCAGGCCAGAAGTATTGCTTGAACAGACTGGTATTAAAGTCTTCAATTTGTACTCGATATGCTGAGGCTGCGTAGCTCAGGTATATTTCATTTTTGGTACCGCTATCTTCGGTAATGGAAAGAATAGCTTGGTTAGAGTCAGTAGTCGTCGGATTCCACCATACACTAAAAGAAAACACGTTAGCGACGCCAACAGTGGACGCGGATGACTCTAGCCATTCTACGGTGCTAAAGTCAACCGACTTTAGATCAGCCTGGAATCCTGGGGAGAACGCAGGCCCGTTTACTAAAATCATATCACGGGTACCATCAAGAACTGTGCCAGCGGTAACAACAAGGCTCTCGTTGGGGACGATCCGTGATTCCTTTGTGTCTCTATTGTAACTCATTATACTATCACCCAATTGCTATCGTCAGACACTACTGTGATGGACTGAAAGTCAGTATCTAGAGATGCGGTTAAATTTCCGTCAATTGTTTGGCTGGACACCGTATCAATCGTGATCGGATCGGAGCCAGCATTGCCTCCGCTGTCCTTAATGTTTACAGTATGCCCGCTGCCCACTGTGGTGGCATCCGGCAGCGTAATAGTAACGCCACCAGAGGTAACCAGCATCAAGTCCTGGGCAACGATCGAAGCGGTCTCACCAGTAGACCCGATCGACATTTGGGAAACCGGCTGGTCGTTGCTCATCATCTGCCAGTTAGCACCATCTGAAACCAGAGCGATAGCTTGGTAGTTAGAGGTCATTAGATATGTCGTAGCCGTGCCGACGAAGCTAGTAATCGTCTGAGACGATGTGGTAGCAATCGTGATAGCGCTGATTGCCGCATTTCCGTCTCGATCCTTGACCCAATATACCTTACCCTCGCCCACTCCAGAGGCCGTAGCATCCGGCAGCGTAACTGTAATGCCGCCCGCCGTAGCCAGAAGCACTTCCTGCACGTCTGTCAGAGTCAGGCTGATTCCACTCTCGTCAACAATGGTGGGAGTCTCGCCGCCAGTAACACCTGTTTCTCCTGTAGCACCAGTTTCACCAGCACCTGTTAGTCCCGTGCTACCTGTCTCGCCAGTAGCACCGGTTTCTCCTGTAGAACCTGTCTCGCCTGCACCTGTTACTCCTGTAGAGCCAGTCGGTCCAGTGGTTCCGGGGATACCAGCAGAGCCAGTAGGTCCAGTCGGGGCACCTGGCGGTCCAGCAGCACCCGTCGGTCCAAGTTCACCGGGGATACCTGCGAAACCCTGAAGACCTGTCTCACCAGTGGCACCTGTATTACCCGTTGTACCTAGAATACCAGCGGCACCCGTCGGGCCTGTAGGTCCAGAGAAACCTGTCGGGCCAAGCCCACCTGTGGGACCTGTGGCACCATCTGTGGCACCGGTCGGTCCGGTTTCGCCAGTAGCGCCTGTCTCACCAGTAGCGCCGGTTGCGCCGTCCGTTGCACCGGTCGGTCCGGTTTCGCCAGTAGAGCCTGTCTCACCAGACGAGCCAGTAAGTCCAGTTTCTCCCGTAGAGCCGGAAAGTCCAGTGTTACCCTGAATGCCGGTACCTGTTGTACCTGTGGGTCCGACCACAGTCGAAGCAGCGCCCGTCGGGCCGGTCTCTCCCGTGGGAGCGCCAGGCGGTCCGGGCTCACCCTGCGCCCCAGTAACACCAGTCTCGCCTGTGGGAGCACCAGCCGAACCCCGGGCTCCAGTCGGTCCCGTTTCACCAGCGGTACCAGTAGCGCCGGTTGCGCCGTCCGTTGCACCGGTCGGTCCGGTCTCTCCTGTAGCACCAGAAGCGCCAGATTCACCCTGGGTACCTGTGGGTCCAGTAAGTCCCGTACCACCAGTCTCACCAGTAGTGCTCGTAGCGCCCGTATTTCCGCTTTGTCCGGTGTTGCCCTGGATACCCTGGAAGCCTTGAATACCTGTCTCGCCAGTGTTACCTTGGGCACCCGTCGGACCTGTAGCGCCGTCGGTTGCACCTGTAACACCCGTCTCGCCGGAGGCACCCGTGTTACCTGAAATGCCTTGGATACCAATCGAGCCCTGCAAACCGGTGGGACCAGTCGAACCTGTACCGCCAGTATTGCCGGAGCCCGTAGCGCCCGTGGAACCTGTAGAGCCCGTTGAGCCCGTCTGTCCTGTTGTTCCAGTCGGTCCAGTAGAACCAGTAGTTCCTTGGCTTCCAGTAGCGCCAGTCTCTCCCGTGGAACCAGAAACTCCAGTGTTACCTTGATCGCCGACGGAACCAGTAGAGCCGGTCTCACCCAGCACGCCAGTCTGAAGCTCAAGCGAGAGGTACGTATCGGCAGCGTTGGCCAAAAGATTCAGGTTAACGCCAGATGTCTGGGTATGGAAAGCTTGTACACTGTCGCCAGCGGTAAGCTGTAGCGCAGCTTGTACCGAGATGTCCGTGTTGAGACCACCCGGCAAAACGTTACGGGTGTGACCACCGACAGTTACGCCGTTTACGCGAATCTCAATTGTTCGCTGGAACGATGTGTTGGACTCCCAGAGACCGCCCGCCTGGACAAGATAGATACCGTCCTGGGGAATGATAGCCTGATTGGGTCCGCCGCCAGTGAAGAAACCGCCCTCATCGAATTCTTCCGTATCGAAGACACAAGCCGTCGGTACGCCGGAAAAAATCTGCTGCGGAAATACGTTCTTTACGGCCTTGGCACCGACGAACTCTGCGCCTGCCAGACCAGTGTTACCTTGCGGGCCTGTGGGTCCAAGCTCACCGGTTTCACCAGTAGGAGCGCCCGCCGGACCCTGGTCACCAGTCTCGCCCTGGGGGCCAGTAGGTCCGCCCGGATCGCCGTCTGCACCAGTCTCGCCCTGGGGGCCAGTCTCACCCGTGGCACCGAAGCCAGTGGGACCAACGATGCCTGTCGGACCAGTAGCGCCCGTGGAGCCAACAGTAGCACCTGTCGGACCCGTCGAACCTAGAAGACCTTGGGGACCGGGAACACCTGTTCCGCCGATCTCACCCTGGACACCTGAAGGACCAATTGATCCGATCAGACCAGTGGCACCAGATGGACCAGTGCCGCCGTCATCACCCGGAAGACCTTGTGAACCTACGTCACCTTGGGGGCCAGTTGCACCCGTTTCACCAGTCTGCCCGGTGTCGCCGCCAGCAGGACCCGTGGGGCCAGTTACGCCTATAAGTCCACCGAGGGTTACGGGGGTCCAGACACCACCATTCGGAGCCGAAATCTCGTTAGGACCAGCAACAGTTTGCTGTCGGTCTATCACGTAGATGACGCCGGTTTCCTCTACGAAAATGATGGTTCGGTCGTCAGCGATCTCAATAGCGGACAGCTCAGCAAGCGTGGCGACTGCGAGCAGAATTCGCTCGTCAACAACATCACCGACAAAGTTCGTTAGGGGTCCGGTCGGGCCTATGACAGAAGTATCACCCGTAGACGGCCCGCCAGAGCCGAGTACATGTTCTTCTGTATCGTAGGGTCCTGTGGGATCGTGTGCCATTAGTCTCTCGTAGTCTTAACTGTGAATCCGAAGTCTTCCCCGGCAGATACCGCGTCAACCTCGATCTGGATTCGGGTGCCTGTCGCACCTGTGGTCCCAGAGAAAGTGTAGAAAGTAGCTCCAGCGGTGAAGCTAACGCCCGTGGGACCTTGCGCAGCCCCATCCTTCAAAATAGTAACGTTGACAGATCCGCTCTCGGTCTGGCCGTGAATTTCGTTGACTGTTAACGGAAATTGTACCGACTGCTCCAGCGTGTATTTTTGGCCGAATACCGGAGCCTCGATGAAGCCGGACCACGTTTCGACCAGATTCGAGGTTCCACTAGAACCTGTCGGTCCGGTTTCGCCAGTCGCGCCTAGGTCACCCGTCATGCCAGTTTCGGTGGGTCCAGTCTCACCCGTAGCGCCCGTGTTTCCTGTCAAACCTGTCAAACCTGTCTCGCCAGTGTTGCCCTGGATGCCAACGCCTGTAATGCCGGTCTCACCCGTGGCTCCGGTCTCACCCACCGTTGCGCCAGTGGCTCCTGTCTCGCCAGTCTCACCCTGGATACCTAGAGCACCGCCAGCAGCACTAACCGTAAGCCAGGACTCGGTGCCTGCTTCGATAGACTGCCCGGTGGCATCCGTAGTGGCCGTAACCTGTACGTTGTCGCCTTGGGTAAGGTCCACCTCTGTGGAGATGTTAATATCCGTTACCTCGGGAGTAGGCATAGCCGTCCGCTTCTCTGAAGCAACGACTGAGCCGTTTACCTTAACTTCGAGAGTCAGGATGCCTGCCGGAACCGAAGTGAATCGTAGGCCCGTGGTAATGCGATACTTGTCGTCCTTGATGGCGAATACGGAAGTGGGGTCGCCCGGCTGAAAGAACTGCGCGCTGCCCTCGTCGTAGACTTCAGTATCCCAAGGAATGTTCGTTGGGGTATTCTGAACCAGAGCCAGATTCGAAATAGCACGCTCTACACGCACACCTTCGAACTGAGCAACTCCGGGTCCGGTCTCTCCCAGCGGACCCTCGGGTCCGGTCTCACCAGTGTTTCCCGTGGGAGCGCCAGCAGGTCCAACAGGGCCAGTTTCCCCTGTTGCTCCTGTCGAGCCTACATCGCCTGTGGAGCCTGTGGAGGCAGTATTTCCTGTGACGCCAGTCTCGCCCGGGGGACCGCCGGAAGGGCCTGTAGCGCCAACCTCGCCGGTCTCACCAGTGTTTCCAGGGATACCTTGGTCGCCCTGGGGACCAGTCTGTCCGGTTTCGCCTGTAACGCCCGTGGGAGCGCCAGCCGGACCTGCAACACCAGTAGCTCCGGTAGAACCCGTGTTGCCCGATCCTATTTCGCCTGTAGCGCCTGTAGCGCCTGTGGAGCCGATCTCGCCAACCTCGCCGGTTTCACCAGTGGGAGCCCCGGCGGGGCCTGTGGGACCAATCTCGCCCTCGGGGCCAATGATGCCTGTGATTTGCCAGAAGCCGCCTACAGCGGCAGGTACGTCGCCGGACGTGGCGTTGCTGTCGAACGCATAGATAGTCCGGTTCTCGCGAACAGAAATAATCTGTCCGTCGAATTGATCCTGCAAGAGCTGTAGAGCAAGAACGGTCTCAACAAACTCATGGATTCGCTGTCCTACTGTCGTCTCCGACGCGACTCCGCTAGAGTTTGTTTCCGTCCCTTCTAGTACATGCTCTTCAGTTGCAAATGGCCCCGTCGAGTGAGACATTATCGGCCCTCAGTCTCCAGTTCTTTAGGCTACTGGACCAGTCTCTCCACCTCTTACGGCTGCGGCTAGACGGTCAAGCGCTTGAGTAATTGTCGTAGGATCAGCATCTATCCAATCTGAAGCGTCTCCCGGCGTGTAAGCATCTGATCCCGTCGGGCCAGTCGTTCCTGTCTCTCCGGTAGAACCAGAAGCACCGGTTGAACCAAGCTCACCCTGCGACCCAGTTAGTCCGGTCTCTCCAGTAGAACCTGAAGCACCTGTTTCACCTGCGCCAGTAACGCCAGTTGCACCAGTCTCACCGGTTGCTCCTGTGAAGCCCTGGGCACCTGTGTTACCCATGTCGCCATCGACACCTGTCAACCCAGTTGCACCAGTCTCGCCCGTGTTTCCCTTAACGCCTTGGAGACCTCGTTCGCCAGTGGCACCAGTTGTGCCAGATATGCCTGTGGCTCCAGTCTCACCAGACGATCCCTGCGGTCCTCCGAAGGGGCCGGTGGGTCCACTTTCTCCTGTAGAACCAACGGGTCCTCCGGGTGTACCCGGGACGCCAGCCGGTCCAGTATTTCCTGTGTGTCCTGTGTTACCGAAACCATCCACGCCAGTATTGCCAGTGTTGCCAGTTCCGCCCGAACCCGTGGGTCCAACTTCACCTAGGAGTCCGTTGACGCCTGCGGTGCCTTGGGCTCCCGTCTCGCCGTTGGGTCCGGTAGTACCTATGTCACCTTGGATACCTTGCGAACCTACGACACCTTGGGGGCCGGAAGCGCCAGTCTCTCCTGTGACGCCCGTGGGAGCGCCTGCGGGGCCAGTTTCGCCTGTATTTCCCTGGACACCACCCAGATTGACTAGCTTCCACACACCACCGTTCGGGGCTGCAACTTCGTTGGAGCCCGGTACAGTTGCCTGCTTGTCCATACGATAAAGCAGACCGCCCTGCTCGCCCTCAACGAGAATGAGTGTGCGATCTACGGCTGTTTGAATAGTGGCAAGTCGAGCAAGCGTATCAACCGATTGGAAGATACGCTCGCCCGGAGTCTCGCCGGGTCCAGCGCCAAATGTTCCGCCTACGCTGCCTGTCGGATCGGCCATTGTAGTCTCCCTTTAGAGAGGGTGGCAGACCGATTATCTGGCTGCGTTAGCGATTGCTGCGGCTATCTTGGGAAGACCGTCTCTGTGGGCCTTCTCCGCGATTGCCAAGAGCGCATTGCTCCCTCTACCACTAAAGATAGCACCCTTAGTAGTAGCTTCGGCAGCTCGGATTGTAGCTTCAGCACGATCAACCTCGGAGGTCCCCGAGGTCTTATCAGAAGTAATCTTCTCGAAAATCTGTGCTGAATCCGGCTCGGCAAAAGCAAACGCAGTAATGCGTGCTGCGATGGTTTCCTCGCCGCGCTGGTGGGCCTTGTAGGCCAATGTAAGAAGTCTTTGTGCCCGAGTCATTCTGGGTCTCCTATATCATGGATTTCATGTTGGTACGTAGTTGGCGAAGTTTGTCTAAGGTAGAACTAAGTTCACCTGCTATCTGTTCAATCTGCTCAGAGGTAGCCTCGGGCGCACCCGACTGCTTGACCCTTTTCAACATCTCTACACCCATAGAAATGTTGTCTTCTGCTTCCTCAATTCTCAGCTTGTACGAGCCATCTTTAGAACCAAAGTTGAATGCCTTTATTGACCAGTTGAAAGGTTGCATGTGTCCGCCAATTCTCTTGTGGTCTTTTCCAAGTGTTCATCAATTCCTAAGGGTTGTAAATTGGTAAAGTGGCACGCCTCTAGAAACTGGTTCCTGTCCGTCAAGTCAAAATTGGCCAGCGGTACAACGTGGTCTATCTCCCAGAGTGCTCCGTGGTTGTCCCAGGTCATTTCTGGTGTAAACTTGTCCTCCATGTAAGAGATAAGCTGTGTTATAGAACACCCTAGGTCTCTTACGTGCGATCCTGCTTTCTTTCCGTTCCTTGTCTCAGACCTGAAAATGTCGTACATTCGGCTTCTGAGACGCTTTCGGAGCATGTAGTTCGGGTCTGTGTTGTATCTCTCTTTCTCGTAGGTTCTCTGGTTGTCTCTGACTCTTTCTTTGTTGTCGTCGTACCAGCGCTTTTGCTGCTTGGACACTTTTTCCGGGTTCTGTTTCTTCCAGTTTGTAGTTCTGGCTACATGCTTCTCTGGGTTGTCCTTAGCCCACTTGGAAGCTCTTGCTATGTCCTTCTCTGCGAATTCGGGGTCTTGGTACTTCTTCCTGAGGTCCGCACTGAGACATTTCTTGCATCGGCTCGACGTACCTAGTGGTCGATCTGCACGCTTGGCAAACTCGGCCTTTGGTAAATCTTGGGAGCAACCTCTACAAAACTTCAATTCATCCATGAGGTTACTTTAGTGTACTGCAACAAAAAGAGGCCGGAGGCACTGCCTCCGGCCTCCTCTTTTGGAACCAAATGGAATGTGCAACTACAGTCGTAACTGTTATTACACGGACCAGCAACTATACGCGGTTACCGCGTGTAACTGCTCGGGAATTCACAATTGACATTCCCTCTATGGTCTCCATGAACCAGCCGCGCTCCGGCTTGCCCTGGTTGTACTTGTTGATGCTCTCAGTGGCGAGTTCCTTACGCTGCGTAATACCACCGAGGGTCTGCGGGGCACCGACGAAGTAAACTTCACCGGGCTGCAACACCTGCAAGGTATCGTGGCGGAAGGCGTCCGTGATGAGATTAACACCAAGGATGCTGCCGAGGGAACCTTCAAGAACGATCTCGTGCTTCGATACCGGGTCGAACCAAGTGCTGAACTCAGTGTCAGCAATGATGTCGTCCCAGAGGTCGAAGGCGATGACCGCACCAGTTACCGGGATACCCCAACGCGCAATCTGTGTACGCATGGTGGAGAATACCGTGGGCGTGAAGGTGTTGAACAGGAACAGGTCATTCGATGCGCCAGCGGCAGCATTGATGAGGTTACGCCAAACGTTATCCTCGTTGACCATGATCTGCTCAAGACCGTCTTGGTACTTGTCGTCCAGAAGATCGCCAGAAGCTTGCTCAATCTCCTTGTCCTCGATCGTAATGTGCGCGATCAAGTAGAACTCGGGCGGGTAGATGTAGAACTGTCGGACGCTGGAAGCAATGACGTTCGGATCGCTTGTGGCGAAGAACGAAATCACATCCTTGCGGCGGACGCGCAATCGACCAGTCTCACCCTTGCCCAGGGGCTTGATGAGAAGAGTCTTGCGGGCGAAGCCTTCACGACCTAGGGTCTCCCAGATCTCTTCACCGATTACCTCGCCGAGTACCTGCCAACCTTCACCGTTCTTGTCGGCGTAGGCAGCCTCGACCAGCTCACGTCGAGCCTGTACGACATCGCCGTACTGCTCTTGCTGCGAAGCCTGTCGGACTTCACCGACTGACACCGCGCGCTGTAGCGAACTGATGGCCTGCATCAGCTCACGCTTGCTTCCTGCGTTGATCTCGCCATTACCTGCAACAGCAGACTCAGTATTTGACTGAATCACGGTGCCTGCTCGCGAAACGCGGCCAGCTTTATGGCCACCATCTACGAGCGCATCCCCGTTGCGTCCGACGTATGCCGGGCGAGCTAGATAGGGGTTCTTAGACATTTGTTTTCTCCTATAGTAGTCCAAGAGTTAGTAAGTCTGAAATTTCTTTACACCGTGAGCGTTCAAATAATCCGAGATAAATCAGCCTCCCCCGCTCAGGGGAGGTAAGGGTGTATCAAGCGGAACGGCCTTCCGACCGTCCCGCTATATTGCTACACTACGACTTACGCGACAGAGCCGCCGATGTCGAAGCTGACTCCGAGAAGCGGGTTGTTCACGTTCGGCACGCTGATGACGCGAGCGTCAAGAACAGCACCGGAACCGCCTACGGTAAGAGTACCACCTGCACCGGACGCAATGGTCGGGCTAGTGCTCCATTCGACGGTAGCGTCGAACTGGTCGGTGAAGATCTCACCGTGTCCCATACCGACACCAACCTGACCGAACAGGGTGGAAGCCTCGTTATTGATGTTGCGCTGGAAGAACTTGAGGCGGCTCTCAGCAACCGTGAGGTTGTACCGATAGGTCACCACGATAGTTTCACCAGCACGAGCCACGTCGAAGTCCAGAAGACCAGTCACGTCATCGACACCAACGGAGTTAGCTCCACCAGAGCTATCATTTGCGTTGGTCATCTGGGTAGTACCATCGTCCAGAATAGCCGATAGCTGCGCCGTCGAACCGTCAGCCGGGGTGGATGCAACAAGGTTGTTGTTGCGAAGCTGAACCTGATAGGGAGCGCTGGCCGGAACCGTGATGCTCTCTACTTCGGACGTGGTGGCGTGGTCAGCGTTGTCGCGAATGGCAAAGCCTGCGATAACCCCTGCGCTCTCGTCGGACGGAAGAACAACTTCCGTACCCGTGGCAGCGTCAAGAGCGGCATAGAGCAGTACACCCTCTTCCGTGATAACCTGACCAGCCTGAACTACTTTCTCCAGCACTAGGCTGAAGTGAGATCGTTTTAGATCGTATCCCATGATTTAATTTCCTTTTATCCTTGTGGTCTAGCTTAGCTGGACCGGAATGTTGACAATCGTACCCGCTTTCGGAGACCGGCAGTCACGTCGCCTCGGGATGCCACGACCGGCGCTGCCGGGTTCGTGAACGGCATATTTCCCGCTTCGAGCTGTGATGCCATGTCTTCGTGCATGGGCAGGTTGTTCCCAGTCGAGGCACCTGCCTCCACAAGGGAGTTGCTCTCAGGGATTGCCTTGGCGATTGCGTCACGCGCTTCGTCGGGCAGGTCCATGAGTTCTTCAGCCTTCGCCATGACCGACTCGAAGAAGGGTACGGACCCCTCATCGAAACTAGCCTCAATGAGGCCAGCAGCGTCCCGGACACCAATGCGTCCAAGCTCGCTCCAGATCGCAGCCTTGAGCTGATGATCTTCGCCACGGAAGAAGTTGTTGTTGTAACCGGCGAGGGCGATTCGTGCGGCGGTAAGGAAACGATCTCGGAGGGTACCGACTGCTTCAGCCAGCTTCTCTTCCATCTCTTCCTCAACCTTGGCTCGGATCTTCTTGGCCAACTTACCAACCTCAATCTTCGCAGCGTAAGGCTTTGCGTTGATTGCACTCAGAACGTCAACAACGCCGACCTTGGCCATCGCCTGAGCAATGTTCTCAGCGTAGGGACCGGAGAGGAACGTCGAACGGACCTCCTCAGGCTTCGGCTGAGCAGCAAGCTCGACGCGGGCAACGGGGCGACCGTTAATGTCGATGTTCCAGTGCGGGTTTTCCTGATCGGCGTTGTAGAGGGACATTACTACGTCCTCTGCGGCGACGATTCCGATGTCCTCGAAGTTCGAGAGCATTTCAACATGAGCGGACTGGGCGGGGTCCATACCTACCTCCGGGGCCATAAGCTCTTGCTGTAGCCACTCTTCAAGGGATTGTTCCATACCGGCGTCAGGGCCAGCGGCTGGGGCCATCGGCATTCCGCCGCCACCCATCTCACCGCCCATTCCTTCCATCGGAAGCTCAGGCTCGCCTTCGGGCAGAACCGGGGGAATCCCAGGAATCATCTCGTCACCCATGGGCATCTCGGGCGGTGCCTCCATAGCCATCGGGTCCATAGCCATCGGGTCCATAGCCATCGGGTCCATAGCCATCGGGTCAGCCATCGGGTTCATTCCGGGAGCCGGGGGCATTCCAAGCGGGTCAGCCATCGGGTCAGGCATTCCGGGAACCGGGGGAGCCTCTACCGGAGCCGGGGGCTGAGCCATCGGGTCCGTCGGGGGCATTGCCGTAGCCTTGTGACCGGCGGTCGGGAGATTGCTCTCCTTGGCGCGATCGTGGCCCTTGGCGTCGAAAGAGTCGCCATCTACAGCGTTTCCGTCTTGTGCCGGAGTGCCGGACTGCTCGTCAACCTCAGAACCAGCCTGTGCAGGATGGCGCTCGGGGTCGAGGAACGGAACGTCGTCTAGGCTCACAACCTTGGGCTCATCGAAACCATCGTCAGAAGCGGCAGGCTTGTGGGATGGGGAGTCGTTCTGGGGACCGTAAAGGGTGATGTCATCAATGCCAACATCTTCTCTGTTCTCACGAACCTGATCCACAGCTTTAACCAACCAAGACTGAATCTGAGAAGCAAGCTTGGGTTCGGCCTGGGCGTCCTTGCTCTTGAGGAACTCAGAAGCGATCGTGATCTTGCGAGCAGTCACAAACTTCTTGAGCCAGGATAGAACCTTGCGGGTGTAATCTGCGCTCTCTGGAGCAGCAGCAGCTTCGGTGTGCAGGAATGCAAAGCCATATCGGGCCTGAGCTTCGCGAGCGATCTCGGGGCGGGGCTTCCAGGCGTCGATGCCAGCGCGAACCTGCTGTCGCTGTGCGTGGTTAGGGTTGCGGTCAAGCCACTGGAGGGCCTTGACTGCCTTCGCGACGTTGGACTCGGCATCTTCCGCCACGATCTTGCGGAGGTCAGCGATGTCGTCGGTCGTGAGAGCCTGTACAGAAGCGTGAGGGTCGTTGGGAGCCACGGAAAGGTCGTCCTCCAGAGTATCGGGAAGCTGAACGCTCGGTCCGCCGCCGCCACTATTCTTTTGTGCGTCGCCTGCGTCAGCATCTTCCTGAGCTTCGATGGCGTTTGCATCTTCATTTACACCCTGAGGCTCACCGCCAATGGGGCCACCAAGCTTCGTGTTGCCACGTCCGCCGGTTGCTGCCATCGTGTCGGGAATCACGGGGTTGCCGTCTACAGAGGCGTCGCCGTCGTAGGGCGGGGTGTCGGCAGAGCCGTCATCCTCTGTGCCACCTTCGTAGGCGCGAGTTTCGAGATCAGGCGTGCTAGGAGAGTTGGTGTCAACCAGCTTTACCACGTCATCTGCAATCTCGATATCAGTGTTGTGTGTGCCGCCGCCGGGACCGACTGCGGGGTCTAGCGCGCCCGGATCACCAGCAACTACCTGCTTGCCGAGGGCCTTTCGAATCTTGTTCAAATTCATTCTTTCTGAAGCCATTGTGTTTTTCCTCTTTTTAGAACTTAGTTCTCTGGGCTCGGGATCGCTTTGCGTTTTCAGATGAGGAATCAATGGACCCACACCCGAGCCTTTGTCATAGCAGGCGGGCTTTGCTGCTCTATTATAGATAAGCACCCAAAAAGGGTAAATTATCGTCTGTTTTTACGACCGCGCATCAAGGCACTGCCATAGTCACTCAATGTCCCGCAGGATGGGCAGTGGCAGTTCTGGGCGTGATCGGAAGATGTTACGTAGGAGGATGAGCAGGTTCCGCAAGAATGCAGCAAATTCGCGAACTTAGAGCCGCTCATTGCCTTCTGCACTTCCTCAAAAGGGACGGGTCCCCGGTACTTCATGAGCTTCCCATTATGAGGGCTGAATACCTCTAGGGCCATCTGTGAAGCTATGGTGTTTTCGCCGTCGGAAAATAATCCGTAACTGAAGCCGCCATCTGGGGGCGGACCGAAATATGAATATCCGCCTTCCTCACCAATGGGTTCGAGGGCTACGGGCTTTGAATTGTGAGTCACATAACCTTCACAGATGAAATTATGGTACTCTGACTCCACCTCAATATCATAAACAGGGACGTTTCCTACAAATTCCACGCTAATCATCTTCGTGACAACAATGTCCCCCCTCGCCGACAACATCTGGAATTTCGGGTATTTAGTGGCGTGAGGAAACTCATCGTCCGTTAGGCCCACGGCTTCTTTCAAGGACAACCAGCCATTTTCAAACAAAAACTTGTGGTCTACTGTAGCTGTAATCTCGTCTCCCGTCTCAGAAATGACACGAAATACTGACTGAATGCCGTGACTGTACACTGTTCTAACTGTCGTGGTGCTGAGACACATTCGCTCTTCATCACACTGAAAAACAAGCATTCCGGGAACGCATTCTTCGATAGAAATTGTTCCTTCTGGTGTGTACACTAAAGACCCTTGTGCTATACACACATGTGGGTTATAATGATACCCGCCATGTCCGTAACCAAGAACCTTCCAGTTCAATCTGTGTGCTAGCGTTTTGTTGTCCATATTACTCAGCGAGCTTTCGCTCTCTCCGTGCTTTGTGGTAAGAAGAATTAGCGTCTAGGCAGGGACGGCATTTGCAGCCCTTTCGGTACCCTGCGTATGTGCTGTGATTTAGGGGGCTTCTACCTTTCTCGTCCCAAAATTTCCTAATTCCTTCACCTATTTTGGTTTTATGTTCCTGTGTTAGAACTGTACCTGCTTTGGCGGAACCCAGTTTAGCTGCGTGCTCTGGTGTTCTTTTGTGGACGCGCATCTTCAATTTTGTTTCTTCGGAATGTTTCCTTCCGTAAAACCCGTTCTTATCGCCCTTGTTGGACTCAGACATTTTACGTCTAGTTTCGTCAGAAGCCTTTCTACCTGTGGCAGCCTTTCTAAGCTTTTCTCTCGTGTCTTTATGATGCACACGACCACCAGAGCCGCCAGCGAGAAGATTATAACCATTGGGAGCAATAGTACCCTGTTCTGCAATATGGCGAATCTCTAGAGCGTCTAACTCCCTTTGCGAAGATGCTATTGCTATTACACAACTTTCAAAAGCGTCTATACCGTACTTCCTAACAGCCCCAGCAATAGCTGAATTTTGAAACCTACCTTCTGCTAGGGATCTATGTTTTCGGAGACGGTGCTTCAAAGTTTTGACTGTCTGGCCCACGTACTGCTTCCCGCTAGGCGAAGTCAGCACGTAAACAATCCCGTAAGGCTTCTCTTCACTCATTACCAGTAAAACGCTCCAACCATCGAGTAGGACTTGAACTGCTTTCCCGGAATTTCGCGCTTCGTAGTCTGGTTCTCGGCGTCTTCAATACGCTTTGCCCCAGAGGGCTTCTCGTGGGTCTTGACGCCACGGTCGATAATGGATTTCAGGCCCCAGGATGACACACCGCCCTTTTCACCGTCGTCGTTGAATGTCTCAGACTTGTGTGTGGACCATGTAAGGTCTGCTGCTATTGAAGAGCCCCACGCCGCCCCATCGTCGGGAACATCGCCGCCACCTTCCTTGGTAGGCGGGAAACCGGGTGTGTCAACTACCGGGGTTTCGTCGTCGTCGCCAGCCGAAGAAGTTCCGCTGCCCCTGCGCGCAGAGGTCTTCCAGCTCAGTGTCTCAGCCATCGGGAAACCTACGCCACGATATGTCTCATCCACCATTGTAAGCTCCTCGCTAATCGTCTCGTCGTCACTATTCTTGTGCTTCTGCTTGCGGTTATAACCCCTGTCGCCCTTCTTGGAGGTCTGGGGGCCAGCACTGTTCTGGTTTACGTCCTTGTGGATCTCGCGACTAGATCGCCGCAGATTCTTTACAGACTCCGGCGTCTTCTGTCCGCTTCCTTGTCGTCGTGTAGGTCCCTTACCCCCAGTAGCCTCATCCTTCAGGGAATCGAAATCCGTAGCGTCATCAAATTCCTTGATTTCCTTCTTGGACAGTTCTTTCTTGCCTGCGGGGCTATGTCCCCACCGCTGCTGCTTTTTACTTTGCCACGGCATATCGTTACCTAACCGAGTCTGTCACGGCCGTAGGGTCTGCCGGGTCCTCTACTGAGGACTGCTCAAAGAACTGTACTCCGGCGCAAAGCTGATATACAAGGCGACCATCCACGATAGAGCCTTTGCCCATAGCCATGCACCGGCAAGGCTTCTTGATGACCTCGACCTCGCCACAGTTGGAGCACACGAAGTTCTGTACCAGCGCACCCATCGAGTAGCCATTTCGGCGACCAGTCAAGATGTCGGATACAAGCTTCTGGTCCTTTGTGCGGTCGAAACCAGCAAGAGTCCTAATCTTCCATACGTTGTATGCAGGAACGAACTGGAGGGTAGAGTCAAAATGGACGCCCTTAGCCTCAAGGGGGTCAGAATTCTGATGGTCAACGTGCGTCGGGCGTCCAGTGAACGTCTGATACACTAGCGAACCCTGCATGTTGTCGAAAAATGAAACCTCTTCGTATGGGAACGCCTGGAGATTTCGATTCGGGATGTCAATCGTTACCGACGGAATGTCTACAATGACGTAATCATTGATGTCACCACTGATCCGGTAGGTGTCCGCCGCAGCCTGAAGCCAAGACACGTCAATGTCTCGCTTGAAGTTACTGGAGATTTCCTTACCTTGAAGAACACTAGCCGTAACGCCACGTCCCTTGTCATACTGGTATGACTTCTTGTGGGCTTCGATACTAGATTCGGCCGTAACGACCGAACCGTGTACGATAGTGGGCTCGTTATCTGCCATTTTCCCCCCCTAGCGGCTGGTACTTAGAATATAAGCTACGAATTCAGCCTTTCCCACAGAGAAGCTGTGCAGATTTTCTCGGTAACCTGGGTTCCAATGGCCTGCCGCAGCATGTCTTCCTCTACAGGGATACTGGAGATCGTCCTCTCGTAGGACTCATCCGTCAGAGGGAGCATGATATTCGGGAGCGTATTGGCTCCCAATCGCATGAATTTGTACGCCTCGGCGTAATCATCCCACTCTCCCAGTTTTTCTCCTTCTCGGGACAGCACCAGCTTGCCACCTACGGCCTCGAACTTCAGGGTACCCGTGGGATCAGAATCCCGGAAATTCTCGGTCTTGCTGAGAACCTGGCCACGCTTGCTACGAAGAAAATCTAGCCACTTTCCCAGGTGAGTCTGTGCTACAGTGTACTGGATCTCACAGTTCGTTCGGAGCTTCGAGCGAAGACGGTCCGCCACAGCAGCCGAAACCGGAGACGGCTTGGCCGGGTTGACGGGCATTTCTGGGAGCTTCTTATCGGCCTTCGCTAGACGGGACAGGACTCCTCCTGCCTGCTGAAGATACTGCTCCTCCATAGCCTTAGCCCGATCCTTCTGTGCCTGCTCCAGCGCTTCCTGGGGATAGAGCTGGTTAAACAGGTCACACTTGCGGCAGAACTGCTTTATGAGGCCGGACTGCTCCTTGGCCTGCGTCGCTACATTCTCCAGCGTGCCCATGTATGCCTTCTCTTCGCCAAGAATCTTGCCAGCGATGTCACCGCCTACGTGGTAACGCTGACCATCTCGCTTTACGACCTCGAAGTTGCACCCATTGATGGGGATTTCAAGCATGTAGATAGCTGCCAGCTTGGGGTGTCGGAGATTGAACCGCATATCAAAAGCCAGAACCTCATTCAGGGTTACAATATCTTCTGCAAACCCGAGAACGATAGCTGCGCCAGCCAATTCCGTAATTTTCCTGATGTCTGATTGATTGCTCATTTACTCTTCCTCTCGAAGCCTGTCCCATAGAGCCTCCCGAAAGTCCGCGCTTTTCCCGCGTACTTCCTCGTCATACATGGAGTCTTCGGATCTGAAGGTTACTTTGGCAAGTGCCTTAATCCTGTCCCTAGCTGCTTCTAGGTCAGCCAACGTTACGCCACCCTGGCCGTCTGCTACAGAACTCTGAACTCGGGGATTGGGTGAAATAGACTTCTCGTTTCGCGAATCCAGCCCGACTGCGGGCGGTAGGCCCTGTTCGTTGTAGGACTCTTTGTCCGGGAACCCGAAATCGTCCTTCTGCTCTTCCAGCATGTCTCGAACGTAGTCTTCGGCCTGCTCGGGGATAGCTGTTCGCATCAGCTCAGAGGCGCTGTGGATGACACCGACACGGTGCTCAATGATGCTCCAGTTGATGCTTTTGGCGATATGCTCAAGGTACGTGCCCTTGTCAATGCCATACTGCGGTGCATAAGCGTGCTCGGAGGTGTCTATCACCAAAATGGGGTACAGGCCCACGAGACACGGACCGAAGTCCCCGTCCATCATGGTAACGTCCATCTTGGAGTTCACCGTATCCCAGCCAACAATGCACCAGCCGCGAGCAGCCTTAGCTGTGGGCTTGATGACATGCGACCAGAAATCAGTAGCCTTGACGTGAGGGAACTCAGACTGTACCAACGAGGTGAACATAGGTCCGGCAGGCATCGGGGCGCTCTGCGGGGGCATGAGTACGTTCTCGAAGAATAGCTCGTGAAGCATTGCAGAGTTCGACAGGCTTGTCTTGTCGTTCTCGATGTCGCGCCATTCACCAGAAGCCGTAGAGGCAGAGCGGAGGCGCTCCGGGTCATACGGGTTGGATAGCTTTGTCATGGTCTCATTCAGGCTCTCCACTGCTCGCTCATAGAGCTTCCAGTGATCCTCGAACATCTTGGTGCTGAGGGAAGATTCCAAATTTTCAAATTTGTAGTGTTTCGGTTGCATTAGAGCCCCCCAAGCTCAAGCTGCTCATATCTAGAATACGTTCTCATTCGATGGCAGTTAGAACATACCATTTCGCACCTCTTCAATTCTTTGTAAATAATGCTTGCGCTCACATCCGTCTATACTACAAATTCGCATGTTAACTCCCCGTCACGGAACTTGCAGAGAACGGTGAGACATCCCTAGTCGCCGTGGCGAGAAGCTTGCTCTTCTCTCCGTCGGAAAACTGAGGTGTCATCATCTTCGCCAATGTCTCGAACTCAGCGTGTACCGCCTTCTTCTTTTTGCCGCTCTCCGTTTGTGTACCAATCTTGAACAGGTGCTCGGAAATAGCCTCGTAGGTATTGTCCTCCATAGGGAGGGCTTTACCGATTCCTAGCCGCCTTAGAAGATAACCCATAAGCTCAGTCTTCATAGAATTTCCGTCCAACAGGCTACTAATTGTGCGCATGGTTTCGTCGGGACTGCGGAGCTTGGCTAGATTACGTCGGCTCTTTGTGAAGTGCTCAATAACGTCTAGGGCCTCGTCAGAGGACAATATCAGAAAGTTGTGCTGATCGTCCCACACAGGGATCGAGCGGAGTCCAAGGCTGGACATCACTTCCTGCTCTAGGGCTTGGTCTCCCGTGAACTGCTTGCGCCACTCCGCTGTCATCTTGCGGTAGCGAGAGTCCTCTTCCAACTCTTCCATCATCTCTTCTAGGTTGAGACCGGCACCAGAGGCCCACTGCTTCAACGTGACCGGAACGCCAGCGTCATCGGCTGACTGAAGCATCTCAAGGAAGTTCATATCGCCTTCGGGCTGGAGCTTCTTGTCCCAGACGATCTTTGGCATGAGAAGGTCTTCGCGGGGGATCTTGATAGCGTTCTTGTACTCTAGCGTCTGACCAATACGTGGGCCTCGGAGATGGCGACTTCTGGCATCGGGCTTGATGAATCCGTGAACACGGGCGATAGTGGCAAAGACCTTCTCGTAGAAGACGCGACGGTCCATGTAGGCTCGCAGGGTCCGTAGAGACTCCATAAACACCGACAGGGCGGTCTCCATGTTATTGTAGGTCGCGTCACCACTAAGAAAGGCGTCCGAGATACCGAGGGCGCGCATCTTGCCCTCTGTAAGAAAGGCCCACTCATCGGAGAGTTTCCAGAAGTCCATACCCGCCTTGACCTCGTTAGTCTCGACACCTGTGCGGGTGGTTACAACAGCGCCTACCGGGTCCTCGTCAGCCTGGATAAATAGACCGGATATAGCCTCCAACTCGTCTTCTGTGGGCTCCCACATGTTGTCAAGGCCCGCTGTGACGTGAAGGATAGAACGTGTGCGGCGTCGGGCATTGGTTACTGTGCTCTCGATGAGAGACTTCTCCAATGCCCAAAAACTAACGATACGGGTCAAGAACGACGTACCGACGTAATCGTAGGGGTTCGCGCGCCGTGGCACAAACAAGGTGTTCAGAGGATTCAGCTTGTAGGTCCCCGTCTTCTCGAACTCATCGAAGAACTCAAGCGGGAGGTTGTCTCTTACCGCCATGTCCCGTGGGTCCATAGAATGGAGAAAGTTCTTTAGCGCCGGAGACGCTACAAGGTCAATCTTGGGGTCGAAGCCACGAACAGGGATGGGCTCGATGCGCAGGAAGTCCGGGTCGTGGGTGGTCCAGTCCGTGAACACGCCCTGACGCCGGTCGAAGATGAGGGATGAGCAGAATCGCCCAATCATGAGGAATTCACGGACCAGCTCTGGCATCATCGTTACGATGTCCAGGCGCTCCATGGTATCCTGATAGACGCGCATGATAGCCGGATCGTCAATACCCGTCAACCTGCACTCAGAGTACGGCAGGTTGGAGTAGAGATCGACTGCCGGACCAACAATTGCGTCGCGCAAATAAATCAGACGCCACATCTGGTTGAGACCAGTTTGGTCTCGGGGCATCCAATCTTCAATTACCGATCCAATTTCTAGATTGTCGTGGACAGGATTGAAGCGAGAAACATCATAGTTTCCGCCTCCGCCGAAGCCTGAACCTCCGCCACCACCACCGCTGCCGGGACCAATGCCACTACCACTACTAACACCAGCAGTTGCAGTCCTGGTCTTGCCAATACGCCCCCCGGGGCTTCCGTGGGGTGTCCGGGCGCGTCCTTGTCCAAAATGAAACTTCATTGATTACTCGGTCGTCGGCATGCAGACGTTGTGGACGGGGCAAAAGAACGCAGGTCTCGCGCCAGCAATGGTTACAGGTGTCATCCGTGCATAGCAGATCGGACATTCGTCTACGCGAGACGGATACTCCACCGGCTGAACAAGGGCCTGATTCGCCGCAGCAACATTAGCCTCGCCCCGCTGAATACCTGCTAGAACAGCCTCCACTTTCTTCTCGGAGTCAACACCCGCAACCTGCGCAGTGGTGCGAAGTTTACGTGTCTGGTCCTTAGAAAGCTTTAGTCTTTGCGCTACCTTGGATACGAAATCGTCCACGAGAGCCCTCCTATCGGTTGCGATAACCGCGCTTTGTCGCTAAAATAGCGCCTGATGTGCGTTTTCTTGGGTCAATTCCGGCAGACCCCGCACTCCTACTAGAGATAACCCCCAGATTGCCGCCAGCCCCGCCTGCGGCATCCACAGCGTAGATCCTCTTGATCTCCGGTCGGATGATGTGATACATGCCCAAAGCCAAGGCTCGGAACATATCATCTTCGCCATTTACTGGCTTTACGACCCGTCGTCCTACCTGCCTAACCGTCAACATCTGTAAAATCAGACCAAGAATGGGCTTCCCGTCTACGAACTCGGTCGGATTCTCGTAGGTCAGCCTCAGATCCTCTACGGGAAGCTCGGGCTTCGGTAGCATCAGCTCGCCGGAGCTTAGACGTGCAGCTATCTCTATTAAGTCCATGAATTTCAAAGTGTATTGCTCTGACATTACCTTGTGCTGTCGGAGCTTCTGTACCAAGTCCGTGCTGTTCCATGTATCCGAGAACATGTGCTTGATGAGCAAGCCCTGTACCAGCGGTAGGAAGCAGTGCTCCCACATCAAAGCGAAATTGATCGGAATACCCTCCTCCGGCGGAACATCGAAAACGTAATCGACTCGGGCACGGTTCATCTTCGTGTCCCAGGTCATAAGCATAACGGCAAAGTGATTACGCTTCTCTCCAGCATCCACGAGAAGCATTCTAGGCTTTCGCTTGTCGATGTGTGGGACCTTCACGGAGGCGTACTTCGTCTTGTTGCCAAAGTCGTCCGTGTTATATGCCATCTTGACTTGAATCAGATTGTGCTTGTGATCCGGCACGATCATAAGATCGACGCAATTCGGGTTGTCAATGAACGGATCATTTGCCAACGGGGGTACGGCACCGAAATCTCGTTCGGCCACCATCTTGCTCTTGTCGTACTCGGGCTGTAGGCTGGCACGGGAAATGAATGGGTTTGCTTCCCAGGTCGGGTAATGGTAAGCGTAGATCTTCCGATTGGTGCGAGCGGAACGCACAGACCGCATGATACGGTCGTTCTTGTCGGAGGGGCTGGAGATGTTGCAGGCGTAGCCGTCTGGTAGGTTGAAGAGATTACGCTTTTCGCGCAGGGTCTCGACCATAGATCGGACGGTTCGCAAAGAGTTGTCTAGAGAAGCGGAAATTTCGTCAGCAGACATAGTTACAGACTGCTTGGCGGCATCCGCCTCCATCCATCCGATCTCATCAATTGCAGTGAAGAAACGAGTCTTACCACGAAGACGACGCTTATTAGGTGCTTCGTACATACAAGCGATGCGCTTGTGTTGGTACACGAGGAATGTTCTAGGTCGATGTAGTAGTTCCGTCCCTAGACGCTCTCCTGTATCAGCTAGAAGCTTGTGGTACTCCACAAACCAAGGAGCCTGATCGACGTATTCCTTGAAGGGAGTCCACAAGGACGCTTCGGCCTGACCGGCGGAAATGGCGGTCATACTCATGTATAGCTGAGAGGACGACAGCAGACCTAAGGTGCGAATAGGATCAGGAATGCACAAATACCTATGAAGGACATAGGCAGCAATCATGGCGATAACTGCGGACTTGCCGGAACGCTGTCCAGCGCATCCAGCCAGTTCGTATGGGTTATGGAAGTATCCCTTCTTTACGAAGTCATTACGATTCTGCCCGCATTTAGGGCACACGCCAAACTCAAGCAATTTGATGTTTTCTAGGATCTCTCCCATTGGTTGGTCGAACAGATCTAGATCCCGTTCGTCACCAAAAAGCCAAGCAGGGTTCGAGCAGTCGGGACAATATTCCTCGAAGAACATTAGTCCCACTTCGACCTGTCTGGGGTAGGGCAGTACGTTAAGGAACTTCTTGTTAATGCAGAAGTCAAGAAAGTTCCCAGACTTGGGTACATCTCCCTCATCAATGGTAGAGAAAATTCCAGGGTCAAGGTCAGAAGCCAGGGCCGCATCCACCATACTTGACGGTGACCATTGTTCTGCCGCAGCCTTCGCCATTACTTAGTCTTCTTGATCTTGGAGCACAGGAGGTCTTCTAGCTTTCGGCGACCATCATCGTATGCTTCGTCCATACCACCTCTGATGCCTGCCAGAAGATCCCGCATCTCGTGTGAAACGACACCAGCATTCTCGGCGGGTGTAATAGCCATCAAAGCGGAACGCTTGCGCTCAGCCTCGGACGTTAGAATCTTGATGAACTCTGCAATCATGGGCTGGATAACAGCTTCCTCAACCTCAGAAGCCAAGTCCATAGGATCTTGACGCTCCTCGATGGCCTTGATGAGATCCGTTGCCAAATTCTGCATCGAGGTTAGGGCTGTAGCAGTACCCTGCCGAGGATTGGCGTGGTAAGCAAGTTCGGCCATTTCGGTGGCGCGCAGTGTAACCTGTAGATTTCTTCGGAGAATTTCTTTGAACGGGAGAGAGTTAATAGAGGCTTCGTCCGAAACCAGACCCGACAGATCCGCATTTGTTGGGACTACACGCATGTCACCGTCTTGGTCTAGAAACGGGTCATCGTTAGCTTCGTCACGCTCTTCCTTGACCTGACCCTTTTTCGTGAGGTTGTCCAGTAGAGCCTCCGAGGCTGCGTCTTTGTCCTTCGGCGTCCTTTTGGGTCTGGGCATCTACAGTATCCTTTTGCCGTCGGAATCGAGCACGCTAAGCTCCAGATTTTCTCCCGCAGTGATAGTAAGCCCTACCCGTGTATTGTCATTAAGAACAAACTCCACTCCCCTCCCTTTAGCCTTCATGGTGGAGATGCTCTTGCCCTCTACCAAATCAGCCATTGTGGAGATTAGTTCTTCTCGTATCTGGTCCTGCGTAAGAGGTTGTAGTAAAGTGTGGAGATGCCACTGTCCGTCCTCAGCAAGCTTTACTTTGCGTCCGCGCATGCCAATAGGTGTTACGATCCTTCCGTTAAGAAGGCACTTCCGCCCAGTCTTAATGTCATCAGCAGTCAAGAAGTAGTTCATTTTCCCACTCCTCATCTTCTTCTGACACGCTGAACTGGTCGTTGAACAACGTATGCAGCGGAGAGTAGCCACGCTGCGTGCTAAGCTCGCCGCTCCACGGTGATTGCTCCATGTTACGCAAGTCGGCAATGATAGCATCGGTCGTAATCGCTACATGTGTATTGACGTTGTAGGGGTTGATCCTAGTATCCTGATTTCGGATATCGTTGATCTGCTTGTCGATCTCTTTGCGCTGCTTCCTTAGATCGTGGAGCTGATCTCTCTGCTCCGTATCTTCACGCTTTTGGCGAGACGGGTCCCGGCGTAGGTTGTGCATATAGGGTGACTTGAACTCACCCCCACGCTTACCGCGCAAAGAGTCGTCCATTTCTGGGCGGTTCTCTAGCTTCTGGTCTGAGAGGTCAGGACGATCAAGCAACTCCACCGGGGGAATGGGAGAGAGTTGCGGAGGCGCATCAACCGTCGGAACCTTAGGCAGAATAGGGGGCTTAGATAAAGCTCGCTCATCGGACATGGTGTTCCCTGTCCCTAAGAAGTCTATCTGTACCTGCCGTTAAGGTCTCTCGCTAGCTGCTGACCGTAATCCTCGAAACCGTAGGCTTTTTCGAAATAATCGCCAAGGGTTTCCTTCAGGTTGTTCTCGGTCTTGCTGCTCCAGCGAAGAACCTCAGTCACCGCCTCGCGGGGCACCGTGAAGGTGCCGCCATCCTCGGCGTTGATCTTGATGCCATTCTCCTGAACCTGGGTAACCTCGCCCTGTAGGACTGAGCTGTTCCAGTAGAAGCGGACCAGAGCGCCCTGCTCGACCTGATTGATACCAGCCGATAGCGCGTTAGCTAGACAGACCTTGCCGGTGAACTGCGATGTCATCCGGTTGCGGCGCTCCTGAAGAATCGCCCCAATGTCGTCCTTCATGACACGAGCGAGGTACTTGGTTTCCTCGTCTCCCATCACTTCCCAGGTCTCTCCCATATCGGAATCGACATACTGGGTGCTGGCGATGGCCGTCATCGAGTTCGCCTCTTCGAGACGACGAGTGGGGCGGTAGATCTCAGCTACAACCGAAATTGCTTCGATATCACCGTGGACCTTGGCGGTTGCCATTTGCGGGACAATCTGTCCAGCGAAACTCTTGACCATGAAATCCGTGAGGTCATTTCCCGTGGGAATGCCAAAACGGTCTCCGTAACCAATGAGGATCTGGGCCGTGGTCTGGTTGATGGTTCGGTAATCACCGAGGTACAGATCAGCCCGGTGTCCTACCTTGCTGGCCATCTTACCTCGAAGGCGAGCTAGCATTCGCTGCTCTCGATCAATCGAGTTGTCGGAATTAGACATACAGTTCTCTCCCCGCAAGTGCGTTAGACTCCTACATGTAGATAATAAGGTCTCTTCTTAGTCTAGTTCGCCAATAATAGTGTCAAGTATGCCCAAAAGTCTAATGGCGGGGTGGTTGAAAACGTCAGCCGCAGGCGCGGCCGATTCCAGAGCAACATTCACCTTTTCTAGGAACTGGGGCGCTAAGGTCGCGGCAGTAATGACGAAATCGTCATCCTCTTCCAAATTCACCTGAATATCGGGTGTCTCGGACTTCTCAAAGCCCCCCACGATACCCATAGTTTCCTTAGAGTTTTCGCGTAGTTGCAGCATCGCTTGCTTAATTACGCCTTCGACTTTCTCGGTTGGGGTGCTATACAGGAACGCAATCTCCTCCACAGCCAGAGACTCGCTACCTTGCACCTCAAGGTACTCCAGTAGGCAGTTCCTAGACCACTCGTTTTCAATGTGATACTTGCATTTCGTTAAATTACAGGGACTTACGACCTGCATTTGCGTAAAAGGGCACTCCACGCCCGGACGACGCACAGGACCCTCTGGGGGTTCTACCCCGAAAATTGCCAGCCGCTCTACTGCGATCTCTCGTTCCTCAGCGTTCATCTGGGGCAGGCTGCGAAGAATTTGCCCCAGCTCTGAAGCTACTGATTTTCCTGACATTCTTTCTCCAAGAGTGTAATCAAAAGTACCCCACCCCTACGGTTATCTTTAGTATGAGTGTCAAACCGGGCTGGATAACCATCACATGAAGATCCTAGCACTAGACCCAGGCAAGATAAATTTCGCGTTCGCCGTAATGGAGGACACGAAGGTTCTGGAAGCGGGTTACATCCTGTGCATCAAGGACTTGAAGCGGGATGCTTTCGAGAAGGAATCGAAGGGCTTCAGGAACCGCTATTTTACTCTGTTGGAGAAGCACAAGCCTGATCTGGTCGTGGCGGAGAGATTCATGGCCAGACCCGGAAGCAACGGCGGAGTGGTGGGCGAGTACATCAACATCATGCTGGGTATTCTCTGCACGGTAAACTCTAGCAGAGGAATCCCCACAGAGCTAATTACTTCCGCTTCGTGGAAGAACTACCTGAACAGCCGCTACGGTAGGGTCGAGACCATGAAATCGCATTTCAACCACCTCAGTGTACACGAGGCCGACGCGCTCGCCATTGCTGTGTATACGATGGAAGGAAAGCTAAACGAAAAGGGGAAGCTTCTCAAGCGTGTGAAGCGATTGAAGCGCTACCCCTTCGTTGGTCGAGAGCCCAAGAAAGCTCGGGTCCGAAAGAAGTCGTCCAAATAGCTTAGAGTATCCCGTGAGACGCGATGCTGATTGCCTTGGCCAAAGCGAACCGGGCCAGCACGCTAAGCTTGTGCTTCAGGTCCACAGCCAGCTCTTTCTTTTTGGCAACGCGATCTGCGATCTTTCCCATGGCGTCAGCATTAGCCTCGGCCTCGGCGATCAATAGTTCTTCATCGAGCCCGGCGACGAATGCTTTGTACGCCTT